AAAGTTTTTTTACACAACCACAAATTCAGGTTATTATATTCATGTACCTGTTTTTACAGGATCAAACTATAGAAATAAAGAAAATATGTACATGTTTTGGTTTGATGATGAAAGTACATTAACAGATACAAATTTAAGTGGAACCACAACATTAGATCAGTATGTATTTGGAACGGGAACAACAATTCAAACTATTTTATTTACCAATGAAAATAATGATATTACACAAGTAAACATACCAACAAGTGGTACAACGTTAGTTGGATGGACAGGACAAACTTTTACAATTCCAAATCAGGTAACGTATAATAGAAATTTTTATCATGGAAAAAACACATTCTTCATGACCGCTAAATTCTTTAATGGTAAAGACGGTGACATAATAGATTTTACAAATCGTGTTTTAAGTACATCACATGTTATTACGGAAGAAAAAGATATGTATTATCAAGTAGATTTTGATAACTACGAAAGAACTTATCAAATATACAAATATAGTGGAACCACAGCGGGTAGTGTGGTTGGAAAAAGTACCACAGGACATACCACAGATATTGAATTTTTTGAAAAAGGAGGAGGAACAATTTTAGGGACAACTCCTACACCAACACCAACACCTACAACAACACCTACATCAACTCCTACACCAACAAATACATTAACCCCAACCCCAACATCAACTACCAATCCAAATGGATTAAATCTAATGTCAGGTGTAAAGAGCGGTGAAACATTAAATATATTATGTAGTGGAGGTGGTAGTGGTGTTAACATTTATTTTTCTGGAACCAGCATACAATTAGGTGAAAAATTATATTCAAATAATACTTTACCAAACCCAACACCAGTAGGTAATGGACGTTATTATTATCCAACGTATGAAACAATATATGTGGTAACAGGAGGATTAGGATCGGTTACAAGTACTGAATATTGTCCCACACCAACACCGTTAGAATATACCATAGAAAATATATGGGTAAGTGACGCATTAACCAGCAACCCAGATCAACAAGATTTAGAATTCGCAATAGGAATTGCTTGTGACGGTAGTGGAGACTTAAATGGTGGAACGGCATTTTCTATGACGGGATGGGGTAATAATATATGTAATGCATTAAGAGTATATAACATACCACCAATCATGTTGTCGGAAGTTACAAGTAACGGTATGATCATATTGAGACAAGTAATAAATAATTTTGATGGTTTGGGTGGTAATAAATTATGGTATAGAAAATATCAGAGACAATTATCACAAGATTCTGAAGGTAGATATTATTTCTTACCAATAGACAGTTGTTCAGAATGTTACGCCACAACACCCGAACCAACACCAATACCATTAGTCAATGCAACAATCTACGCAAAACAAGGTGTACCATATGATGCGACAACAAATAATTTACAATTAATTTATTCAAAATCAACTGATACAACAAATATTGCTGCTGGACCCATTCAAAAAAGTACGACGGAAATTGGAACATATGTAACATCTATTAGTATACAAGCCGGAACAAATTTAAATTTAGGTGCTTTTTTAAGAATTGTTAATGATACATGTGACTATGTTAATATTAGTTCCGCAAATGTTTTTTCGGATGGTGCGTTTTCAAATACAAAGTTTAGTGATTCCACAGGTTCTTTATTTTCGGAAACTAATGCAACAGGAACACAAGGTAATTTATTAGGTGCTTCTTTTTCAATTTCAGAAAATGTTGACATTTATATAACAGTAGACGGAGTACCTTTAGGATATATGGGTGTACCACCATTAACATGTATTAATACTGGAGAATAATAAAATATTATGAAAAGAAACGAATATACACTATTAAAAAGAGAAATACCCGATGTGAATTTACATTCTTTAACGGGTCAGTATTGGTTTGATTTTACAAACACTTGGGTGTCTTGGAGTAGTGGTTCAGGTATGATACCCGAAACGGGGAGTTTAGTTCGTGATGTTAGATGGTACACCGATATAACATATGATAAAGACATAGTCTTATTTCATAGTGGTAATACATATAATTCATTAACAGGTTCAAATTTAAATAATATACCATCAACAACTAGTTCTTTTTGGGAACCTGTCGAACAGAGAGCAATTAATAATGAAAAAGGAAAATATTACAAATGGAACGGTAATTCGTGGGATCCATATACAGGACCGTTAGGTTATGATCAAGTAATTCCAATTGTATTAGAGGCTAACGCTGATGAGATGGGTGTTATGTCTTCTTTTGACGGTAATATGGAACAGGTTGAACAGTTAGTTAATTTCACATATAAAGTATCTGGTTCAGTCGTTACAGTTTATAATACTGTTAACCCCGATAAGTTAAGAAAAATTGTAGATCAAAAATATACAATAAAATGGGGAGACACGACATCTGGTTCATTGGATGTAAACGGAGGAACACTATACTCCAATTTTCCAACGGCTTCACGTACATACTCAACAACAGGTAGTTACACTTTAACTTTATCTTTGGATTCTCCGTGGAGTAAAGAAAAAATAAATAAAAACATAACGATACCAAACACAGGATCGATAGTGGAAAACGCCTTAGGAACATTTAGTGGATTTACCATACCGTATACCAATATAACAGGATCTTTAGATTACATAAACGAATCTAAATTTTCAGGTTTTACGGGTTCGGCTATTTTAAAGTATATGGCAATAGGAGGAAGTAAAATAGGTGAATTAAGAAAATATGGTCAAACCACATTAAGTACCTCATCATATGTTACAGGAACTTTTTCGGGATCGTTATATACGGGGTACACATTGGAAACGGGAGCTTTGATTGTTAGTAATAGTTTAGTTACGGGTAGTGTACCTACCGGTAGTTTATGGTATATGGATTTCGCGGACGGTTATACGATGATTACAGGTAAAACCTCAAATTTTACCAAAGAAGAGGTTATTAATAACGTGATAACAAGAAATGAACATTTCATTGGATTTATTGACGATCCGTCAGTTTATTCTGACATTTTTGTGGAAAGAGGACGTCAAGGGATATTGGAACCAAACCTAAGATTAGGGGAAATTGATAATATGAAGGAATTGGATGTTTATGGAAATGGATATTTTAAGGTAAGAAAATAATAAAAATTATATTTATAATAAAAGTTTATGGCAGTAGGATCATACGGAATAGTTAGACCAGCAGATGTATCACCAGATGACGTAGAAATTCTATATCATTATGCGGCAAATAGAGTTGCAACAACGGCGGTTACACTAAAAAAATTAACATCAAATCAAGTACTAACTCCTGTTTTTCATAACACAGGAACCACAACGGATAGTCAAGCGAGAAATACTGAAGTTTTAGGTGGTTTATATAATCTAAAAATAAACGCCTCAGATTTTAGTGAATTAGGAATATATACACTTTATATAAGACCAAAACAAATTAGAACAACAATCACAGATTGTGGAATCTTAGCTTCACTACCATCAGTTAGAGGTGTTGTGATAGATTTATCAAATGTCCCATCCGCAGATAGAAATAAATTTACCCCACAAGGTTTAGTTGGTTATAGAATAGAATATATTAATCCAAACGATAATAAGAAATTACCTAACTTTTATAAGATAGTAACATCTTCTTTTTATTGTACACCTGTTACCGCAAACTTAAATACAACAACACAAAAATCAGTAAGATATCAATATAGTGAAGGTGCAACAAACTTTATGTTTTTAACAGTTACACCATCATCAGCACCATCAAACAAACCAAACACGGTTCCGTTTATTGGTAGTCCGGGTCAAAAGATTATTTTATCAAATACATTTTTCAATCCAACAACAATTCAAATTGATATGGTTGAACATGATGCGTCAACACTTGCAAATGCCCTTTACGGTAATCAAACCAAGGCGATTACTCCGGGTATTTACACAATTTACGATAAAGATAATAACATATACAGACAATATAACTTATTTGAGATTAAAGACGACTTTAATGAAACTCTTTACGAGGTTAGAGAAAATCGTCTTGATATTGATGAGACTTTAAACTTTGATACAATCACTAATATCTAATGGCAAAATTACGTAAAATTCCAAGTCAAGCTGCGAGTGGTGCTGATACATTTAGTGACAATTTAGTAGGTAATCAAATTACCACGGGTACCGGTCAATTGACTAATACGAACTTTGCGTTAGATAGTGAAGTTGTACAAAGAGACACAAAGAATTTTAAAACAAATCCATTTTCTGATTTTTTAACATTAGATGATTTAAAAAAGGAAACCGCATCATTATCTAATGATGAAATTGCAAAAAGAAAAAAGGAAATCAGATTTAAAGGTTCTAAAAATGATGCTGGTAAATCTTTGTTTGGTTCATTAAAAGAAAGATTAGGAGTATCAACAAAAAATATCATTATCAATTTTCCGGCCGGTTTATTAATAGACTCAAATAGTTATGTAAGTGTTAGTGGACTAACGGCAACAGGTATCAATTACAATAAATTAAATGACACCACTGAGTTTGATGTTGAGTATGGTATGTTATATAATCCATTTGGTGTTATTATGATTACACCAAAAAGTAAGGATAATAATAAATCAATTAATGTTATAAGAGATTTTTATAGTTCATTTAAAAAATATGTAATTACCGTTAGTGGTAAGACTTATAATATTACATCATATACACAACCGAATAGTAATAACGTATTTAAATTAAAAGTAAGTGGTAAACCATTTGGTAATTTAACGGAATACACACAAAACATTTTAATCAGACCAAACGACGGAGTAGTTGAAGAATTTTTTAAAGGTTTAGATGATTTAGAAGAATTATTATTAAATAGGGAAACATCCCCAATATACACCTCAAGTTTTAGAGTACCGAGAGATAGTTTTGATCAAACAAAGACAGAATTAATATCGTTAAATTATACATGGCCATTATCTGATAAAGATAATTGGAATATCAAAATTGCTGGTTTAGAATACGATGAATATTTAAGAAACTTAAGTGACATAGCGGATGAGATAGATGATTA